AGTTGCGCCGTCTCATTGACAGGGTAGACGAGCGTTTGGCCGTAGACTTCCTTCTTCTTGACTATTGCTGTTTTCATGTTGTGCCCCTTTCTAGTTAATCGCATGTTATCACATCCTATTAACTTAAGTCAAGCGCCGAATGTCTTTTCTTTTTGCGACGTTGTGTGGTGCGCTACCGCAGGTAGCGTGCCACGCCGCGCCGCGCTGTGCGCGCCGCGCTGTGCGCGCCACGCTGTGCGCGCCACGCTGGGCGCGCCACGCTGGGCGCGCCGCACCCCTGCAAGTAGCGTGCCACGTGGCACCCCGACCTTGTTTTTATATGCCCCGGAAGCTGCGAGTTGACGGGGATAGTTATCCGGCGCGGCTTGTCGCTGTGATTATGCGGCGCGGTGTAACTTTGATCTAACGATATGAAATCTTTAGATGTCTTGCTCTATGCTTCTATGCCACATGAGTCTTGACCCCCTCCGTCTCGGTTAAGTCGTCGAGACGTATAATGCCCTCCCCCCCTCCAGATTTCACCAAATCAAACCTGACTCCCATCCGGTGGTCGGCAGTGTCACACAACACGCAACACACAACACGCAACACACGCAGTTGTCACGTTTTTCGCGTGCTCAAAAACACTCTTTGAATGTTCTTTTTCAGAACATTCAAGTCATAGGAAATTATTACTTTGCATTACTTCCTATTTATCGTTATGATTCTCATTATGAGAAAAGTTGGTGCGACAAAGTCGCGCCAGGCTCTTGATCGTAATGCTCAAACGTTCCAGGAGACCCTCGATGCAGATTCCCGACGACGTCGCCAAGAAGATTGTTGAGATGATCGACGCGGGTGAGCCGATGAAGTTTGCGGCGGACGCGACGGGAGTACCTATTACTATGATAGAGGAGAGTCTCACGATTTGGCAGGCGCAGTTTGGGTCGACGAAGTACGACCGCGCACGGGAGGCTCTTGCACTTGCCGAGAATTCTTTCACCGCGATAGAGAAGGCGCGCAAGGCGCGTGATGCGGGCGACACGGATGGTATTTACGAGGCGTTACAGCCGGACATAGCGATGGAGGAGTGTCGGATGGCGTTGACTGATCCAGACTCGCGGGTACGGACGGCGAACATCAACAGCGCATTGAACCGGAGTGGCAAGCAGGCGATGCAGCAGATCGACGTGTACAGCCACGTTGACCGGATGACGCGTGACGAGTTGATTGCGGCAGCTCAGGGGATGTTAGCGAAGAACCCAGACCTCGCATTGACCGATGGCTCGCGCAGCGAGTTGTCGCCCCATGACGAGGGAGGGGCAACGACCGCTCTTGACTCCGCCGACGAGATCATCGAGGCGGAGCTTGCGCCTGTACTGGAGGACGACGCATGAACGTGAACTTCATGTCGGACAGGCAACTGAGGGAGTTGGTAAAGACTGGCGCGATGATAGAGGCAGCGCCGATGAACTACGACCCGTTCCCGGCGCAGGACAGGGCGCACCGGTCGCAGTGTCCGATCACGTTGACTATCTGTGGAAATCGGTGTCTGCGAGGAGATCAGAAGATCGTCACTCGAGAGGGTCATGTGGCCATTGCTGATATCCAGGAAAGTCAGTTGGTATTGAGTTATTATCAAAAAGCCAATCGGTTTGTGTGGAGTCGAGCAGGTGTTCCATTCGTAAAGGGATCTGACTATCTATACCGCGTAGTTCACGAAGAAGGAGAGTTTGTTGCTCACGGACTGCACCGGATTTTTTCTTCTGAAGGTAAGTATGAACGGGTGCTTGATTTGGAAGTTGGCGACACGTTAGCAATTTCTTCTTCGACCATTGAGGACACTGACCAGAGAGGGTTGCCTTCAGGTGGGCAGCAGGTTACCGCGATTAAGTCAATAGAGAAGTTGCGGAAAAAGGAGTGGTTCTATGATGTAACAGTAGAAGGAACTCACAATTACGTCACTTCCGACGGAACAACGTCGCATAATTCCGGAAAATCACAATTTGGATGTATGGAATTGGTTTGGAGATTACTTGGCACTCATCCGTATAAAGAGTCGAAAGTTCCGATTAAAGCGTCGGTTGGGAGTGTCGACTTTAAAGCGGGTATTCAGGATGTGATTTTAGAAAAGTTAAGAGTTGCATTGCCGAAGCGAGTAATTAAGTCGAGTCATAAAAATTCGCAAGGGATCATCGATCGAATCGAACTCATTAATGGTTCAACGGTCGGCATGTATAGCTATGATCAACCGTCAATGAAATGGGAGGGATCGGATTCCGATTTCTGGTGGTTCGACGAGCCACCACCGCGTGATCATTACATCGCGGCGGCTCGTGGGTTAGTCGATCGCGGTGGCGACGCGCTCTTCACGATGACGCCGCTTGCGGAGGCATGGATCCACGACGAGCTATGGATCCCTGGTGTGAAGATCGGGGATCACATCAAGGACGACATCGAGGTTGAGCACAACCAGCGGATCGAGTGTCACAACTGGTCAGCGTACGACAACCCTCACATCAACCACAACGAGCTGCGCGAGTACGAGAAGCTCTTGACTCCCGAGGAGGCAGCTACTCGGATCAGGGGGGAGTTCTCGGAACTTCTCGGACGCGTGTTCAAGCAGTTCGGCAAGAAGCAGACCATCGAGTCGTACGACTGGCCGGCAAGGTGGCCGTACATCGAGGGGTTGGATCCGCATGGGTCGAGGGCGCATGCGGTGGTACGCATCGGCGTCACGCCGAGGGAAGACCTCGTGGTGTACCTTGCGGACAAGGTCCCTGGGACGATGGAGCAGCTCGCGCATGCGATGATAGCGGGGAGGCCGACAGGCAGCTCTCCGATGACGACCGTTGCGGACACGAGCTTAAACACTGAGGATCAAGAAGCGCAGGTGAACTTGAAGGACGAGCTCGAGGAGCACGGCGTCGAGACGGAGCCTGCGTACAAGAAGGACCAGCTCATTGCGGGACTCCACGAGATGAACAAGCGGTTCGGGCTTGCAGCGCGTGGAGAGACAGGCGGGCTGTACGTGATGGACTGCTGTGTGGACTTGATCTACGAGCTAATGCATCTGCAGTGGGACGAGAAGCGGCCTGAGAAGACGAAGGGGAAGGACGACTTGACGGACGCCACGCGGTACGCTGTGATGCGCGATCCGATCGGCATGACGAAGGAGGGCGAGCTTCCAGAGCCGAGCAAGATTGAGACGTACGGGCACGCGGTGCAACCGAAGCCGCGACCGACGGGTAAGGAGTTCGACTATGGAGATGACGACGAGGACGACGAGCCGGCGGACGTGATGAGTATTGAAGTTCGCTATTAAAGGAGAACGCTATGGGTAGACCGAAGAAGGTACAGACGCAGTTGGTTGATCTTGGAGTTGACCCGATCGACTTGCAACCGAAGGGGATCAGCTTCGACGAGGACGAGCTGATGCGTTGGTTCGACAAGAAGATCAACTCGATGGAGGACGATCGCGATCAGTGGTTAGCGCGCAGGAAGCGGTACTTGCTGCAGTGGGACGACTTCATCACACCGGGGCGGAAGGGTCCATGGCCGGGCGCTGCGAACTTCCGAGTGCCGGTCACGCTCTGGATCTTGAAGCAGATGCATGCGCGCTTCATGGCGGCTCTGATGGGCGACGGGCAGGGTTGGTTGATCGTGCCGCAGGAGAAGCTTGATCGCAAGAAGGTAGAGCGGATCGATGCAACGATGCGATGGGCGATCAACAGCTACTCGAACGAGCGACGCGGCATTCGGCTTACGATCGACGACTGGGTCTGGAACATGCTCGTCGACGGTTGGTCTGTCATGAAGCGGCAGTGGACGCAGAAGTTCCAGAAGATCTCGTTGACTGCTGAGGAGATGCGGGTCTTCAACGAGAGCCGTGACGACGGAGAGGTGTTGACGAACCTGGTACAGATCATGCCTACGTTCGACGGGCCTGGGGTTGAGGTGTTGCAGTCGGAGGACATCCTATTCCCTGGCAAGATGATCGACCCGAGCAACCTGAACGAGCCGGAGCTCGTAACGCACACGATACCGATGTCGGAGGGCGACATCAAGCTACGCGGCGTACGCAAGTTATGGTCTCAGGATAAGGTAGACAAGATCTTGAAGAACGGGAAGTTGGAACCGTCCACGGAGACGCTTGGCAACTCAGGAGCTCTTGACGTGAAGCGGTTCAAGGACGCGCTTCAGGGTGTCGACACGATCGACAGTGCCGAACCGAGTGAGGAGTATTGCACGCATGAGTTGTACGTGCGGAAGGACGTCGACAACGACGGGTTCGAAGAGGACTTGGTGTTCTGGTACAACGCGAAGGCTCGAGTGATCGCGAGATGGACGACGCTTGATCGGATCAGTCCGCACTTGCTTGAGCGACCGTTGCACAAGACCGACCTTGGCCGAAGGCCAGGTCGTGCCTACTCGAAGGGAATCGTGGAGGAGATGTACCCGATCCAGAACGAGGTTGATGCGATGCACAACCAACGGATCGACTTCGGTACGATCGCGAGCATCCCGTTCTTCTTCTACAAGCCGCGCACAGGTATGAAGAAGGAGCGCATCACGCTTCGTCCTGGACAGGGCATTCCACTCAACAACCCGCAGCAGGACGTGTACATCCCGAACTTCCGAGGCGCGACTGCGTTCGGGAATCAGGAAGAGGAGAGGCTCTTGCAGTACGCCGAGCGAGTTGCTGCACTCGGACCGCTTGCGGCTGGTCAGGCACCGACTCCTGCAGGCCCTGCGTCTACCGCTACCGGCATCACGTCGTTGCTGGCGCAATCGAACATCGTGCTGGATGTTGGATTGAAGCACGTGCAGCATTCGTACGAGCAGTACCTCAAGGGGTTGCATGCGGACTTGAGCATGAAGATGCCGGACGGTCTTGAGTTCCGACTCCTTGGCTCGAAGGGTGAAGAGCTGTTCGATGAGAAGGGTGATCAGTTAACGGCGAAGTCAAGTCGGTTAGACATCTTCGCATCGTTGGACTTCACGTTACTTGCGAACTCGCAGACGTTGAATCGCGAGGTAGTGAAGCAAGACGCGCTCTTGATGGCGCAGACGCTCTTCAACCCGATGAACATCCAGGCTGGGATCATAACGCCTGAGAACATCTACAACATCAACAAGAACATCTTAACTACACGCGGCACGCTTGACGTCGACTCGTTCATCACGAACCCGCAACAGAACGAACGACCGTTGTCCATATATAATGAAGTAGCGTTGGTGTTACAGGGCGACATGCCTCGCATCATCATGGGCGATGATCACGATGGGAAGATCAAAGCGTTGACTACGTTCGTTGAAGGCCCTGTTTTTCAGCAGATGCTTTCGGACGGTAGGGCGAGCGGCGAAACGCAGAAGTTATTTGAGAGGGTGATTAAGAAACACGAGGACGTACAGAAGGCAGTGCAGGCACAGGCGATGCAAGCGAACGTGACTGGTCAACAGGTGTCACCGACGTTGGGTGCTCGCATGACAGGGGAAGTTGCGCAACAGCAGGGCCAGGGGTTGGCACAAGCGGAACAGCAGCAAGGAGCGGACCCGGGGACAATACCGTTACCTGGGGAATAGCGAAGAGGGGGTGTGTATGTCAGTTGAAGATGAAAAGGTGAAAGAGTTCGGTGTAGCGTTAAACGAGCTCGAGGGAAACGTTCATTGGGATAAGTTCAAGGAGATGCTTGAAGTGAACGCTGCAGAGTTGAAGGGAGAGATTGTAGAGCTTGATCATCTCGATAGTGACTTCGAGAAGGAAGTTATTTTCAGGAAGGGCATGATTGATTGTATCACGAGTTTGTTTATTCAAATTGAAACGTACTTACAACAACATTTAGAAGAGGAGGCACAGGATGACACAGGATCAATTCCCATTACCGGGTGATGGGCAGAACAACAATAAAGCTCCGGCAGATAATAAGACAGCAGAAGATCAACCGAAGAGTGATGCGGACATATTGAAGGTTAACGCTCGCATTGATGACATCGCGAATAAGTTCGATCGTATGATTGATGTCACGCAGAGTTTGGCGAACAGGCAAGTTGCTGCGCCAGTCGTACAAGTGACTCCGTCTTCGACGGAGCCACAGGAAAGTTTCGCGGATAAACTTGATGCGGATCCGGAGTCTGCGATTGAAGCGTTGGCTGATAAGCGGATTGAGGAAAAACTCAATGCTCATAACATGACGATCGAAACGAAGCAGCTTCAAGACAAGTACGACAACAAAGCGTATGACATGTTTCCTGATTTACACGACAAGTCTTCGCAGATGTATAAGAAGACGTCGGAGGTCATTGCCAGCATGAAGACGACTGATCCGAAAGCGGAACAGAGACCTGACCTTGTATGGGTTGCGGCGAATGTTGCGATGAACAAGATGAGTGCGAGTCCGGTCCCGGCGAACGACTCACGTCGCAATGAAGTGATCCGCGAGTCTTCGCTTGAGGGTGGTCGTCAGTCGAACGTTCAGCGCGGCGGCGCAGATGGACAAGTAAGTGATAATCAAAAGAAATTTGCTTCGCTGTGGGGTTGTCCCGTGGATGTTTACAAGAAGTAAAATTATCAAAATGATAATTTTATTTGACAAACGATTCTCAAATTGAGAATATGGAGGCAATAATGAGCCAGCAACAGAAAAGTCCATTAACTGAATCAGCCGCGCAAGAGATGACGAAGTCGGCTTTTTTCGGTCCTATCGATAAGTACAAGGTTCCCGGAGCGAATCCGAAACGTTCGTACAAGTACATCAGTTTTAAAAATTTCAAAGACAGCGGCTTTACTGATCATCGCGGATGGATTCCGTTGACCAAGACGACGCTCACCACAGAGAAGGTAGCTGACTCTGAAGAGTTGTATGGAATTAAGTGTGACGGTTTCTTTCACAATGGATCAGCGATTTTGGCGTGGATGCCGAAAGAGATGTACGATCGAGGTCGCAAAGAAGTTGACCGTTTAACTGAAACGAAACTTTCATCTGTTTCTTCAAGGATGAAGAGAATCGGCGGCGAAGACATGCGTGCGAAGTTTCATAGTGAGATGATACTCACTCAGCAAGGGAAAACTAAAATCGTTTAACTGGAGGATATATGGCAAATCGTGATGCTCCCAGAGGTTTCAGGCCGGTTCGACATTTGACAGGTGGTCAGATTCGACCTGAAGTAATTACAATCGCTGCTGCGAACACTATCATTGGTACTGGAGATGTGTTGGTCCAGACCGTTGCTGGTGTTTACGATCGTGGAGCTGGTGGAGACATCATTGGTGCCGTTGCTGCGCAACCTGCAGCTGCCGCTCAAGGTGGAACGATCTTGGCGTACATCGATCCTCAGATTGTATATGTATCGCAGACAGATGATGGTACTGGAACAGGTACCATTCAGGACGCGTTGACACTCAACTTTGATTATGTTGCTGGAGACGCGGCAAATGATCAGTCAATTTTTGAGCTCGACGAGGATTCTGCTGCTGTCACGGCAACACTTCCGTGGAAGGCTGTTGGATTGCACAAGGCGGTTGACAATGCGCTTGGCGAGTTCAACAAGCTTGAAGTTATTCCGAATAATGCGCAAATCAAGGGCACGACTGGTGCACTTGGAGTGTAACTTGGATTGAATTTACTGGAGCCCCCGAGAGGGGGCTTTGGTAAAAAACTTAGGAGGAGACGATGGCCGTTCACAACAGGAATCAATTTCAGGACTTCTTTTTCGAAACGATGTTGCCCGCGATTCATCACGAGGTTAATACGAACTTCGTAATGAAGGCGGACAAAATTCCTTTCATGTTCAACGTGGCTGGTTCTGATCGGTCGATTGAGCAGACGAGCGGCTCCGGTGATCTTCCGGCGGCTCCTGAGAAGGCAGAGGGGTCGAGTGTTGATTACTTCAATACTCCTCAAGGATTCGACAAGACGTATACGCATCTCACGTATGCGTTGGGTTTTCAGTCGACTGAAGAGATGGTTGAAGACGCCAAGTTTCAGACGATCAAGAAATTGTCTGCTGGTCTTGGACGATCGATTTTTGAGACTGAGCAGATTGTTGCCGCGAATCATTTCAATAATGGTTTCGCAGCTGGTGCAACCGCTGGCCCTGATGGGGTCGCTCTTTTTTCGACTGCACATCCGATGCTCGGTGGCGGAACGTTATCGAACACACCGGCGGTTGGCGTTGACTTGCTGATCTCCTCGCTTGAGGATGCGATCACGAACCTCGCAAACACACGCGACAATGAGAACAAGCATGTAACGTACACCGGCAAGGTGCTTCTCATTCATCCGACGAACAAGTTTAATGCTCGTGAAATATTGAAATCAACGCTTCAGGCGAACACGGCGCAAAACAATATCAACTCTCTTATGGAAGATGGGTTGACGATTGTTGAATGGGATTACCTCACTGACACGGGCGCTTGGTATCTTGGTCCTGTCCCGAGTGATTCTGAATTCTGGTATTGGAAACGCAGGGCGAAGAGAGTTCAGTCTGATGTTGATTTCGACAGTGGAAACGGCAAGACGAAAGCTGACACGCGCTTCTCGAGTGGATTCTCGGATTGGCGCGGATGGTACGCAAGCACTTGATTTTAAAGTAGTTTTTGAATTGAATTGAATTGAATTGAACTGGAGGCTGAAATGGTAGCTTCAAATTTCCAAGACGGTATTATCACACCTTTTTTGATCACGCCGCAGATGACAGCGTCGACTGGTCAGGTCTATTTCGTTGGCAATTCAACCGCACTTCCTCCTGGTGGAGTTGGTGGGAAGGACGATTCAGCGGTTGGTTTAACTCCGCAGAATCCGTTTGATTCAATTGACTTCGCAATTGGTCAGTGTGTTGCGGATCGTGGCGACATCATCTATGTGATGCCGAACTTCAGTGACACGCATGCCGCAGCGAACGCTGGTGGAACTGCAGCGATCACACTTGACATTGAGGGTGTGTCGATTGTCGGATTAGGCGAGGGCGACAATCGTCCGAAGCTGCTTGCGAACTTTGCGGTTTCCACGATCGATCTCATTGAAGTCACTGCCGATTCTTGTACGCTTAAGAATCTCATTTTTTCTGCTTCTACAACTGCTGCACCTGAAGCGCGGATTGACATTGCAGACACGGACTGTTTGATTGAGAATTGTCTCTTCGAGTGCGGAGCATTTGATGCAGAGACGATCACGATTCCTGCAACTGGCAATAATGCTCTCATTCAAAACAACCTTTTCATTGTTACTGCAGACGGTTCTGATTCGGCGATTGAGATTCAGGCGATTGTTGAAAGGGTTGGGGTTGTAAATAACTACTTCGATGGTATGTCGAACACGAATGCCTTTGATGATGGAGCAATTGATTCTGGTTCAGCTCACACGAACTGTTTAATTGCAGACAACACTTTCGCTAATTGTGCTGGCATTGAGTTCAGTGCTGCAGCGACTGGTTTGGTTGTTGGAAACAGGGGCGGCGATCCGTACACGGTTGGATCTTGTGAATACATCGCTGCTGCGAGTGGTGGATCTGTTCAGATTGTTACTCCTGACAGTGGTGGTGAGTCGACAGCTGTTGGAACTGGCGAGAGAACGATCTACGTCTCTTCGGTTACTGGTACTGCTGGAAACGATGGATCTTCACCGACTCAGGCAACGACCACGTTGGCGCTTGCGGTTGCACTGGCAAGCGTGAACGACACGATCGTGCTTTTGCAGGACCATGTCGAGACGCTGGTTGCTGCGGTTGACGTAAACGTCGCTGGAGTAACGGTTGTTGGAGTTGGAAACGGTGTTTCGAGACCGGTATTCACGATCAACGGAACGGTTGACGGTATCACCATGACGGCTGCTGATGTTCGTGTTTCGAACATTGTGTTTGCAGAGTCAACGGCTGTTGCTACTTCGCACATCAATATGGGTGGAGTGAACGGCAAGGTTGACAACTGCTGGTTGTTCATGGGCGCGAGCGACACGAACTACGCCATCACGGTTGAAGATAGTGCTGGTTGTGAGATCTGCGATAACAAGGTTCGCGTGATGGCAAACGGTCCGAAGGGTGCTGTCATCATCGAGTCTGCTGATTGTGACATCACGAAGATCAGACGCAACCTTCTCGATGGTGGAACCACCACGAACGGGTTTGATAACGGTGCTGTGTACTCGACGGTTGCACCGTCTGAGTTGGTCATCGAAGACAACAACATCATGTACTCCCCTGGAATCATCCTGACGTCCACGGCAGACGGTGTGATTAAGAACAACTCAATGTCTGAGATTGCAACGAACCCGTTGGATCCGGGATCTTGTTCTTGCTCTGGAAACACATGGAGTTCAGAGGCGCTGGACGCGAATGCGGTTCCGGTTCCGACGTACTCGGCGTACGATCCGGTGCTTGGTTACAAGTTGTCCTACACTGATGGTGATGTTCTCGATACCGTTCAGAACCCGATCTTCACCATTGCTGGTGGAAGGGTATTGGTAACTCAGCTCTCGATGGAAATTGCAACTGCCAACGCTTCAGCTGGTGCGAGCACGCTCCAGTTCCTGCATGATGCAACCGCTCCGACCGATGCTGATTATCCATTGTGTGCGGCTGGAAACGATATTGCGTCGGCCAAGATTGGATCCATCTTCTCAATCACTGGAGTTATCACAGATGCTCCTGCTGGTGGCGATCCGGGAACTGGCGCAGCGATGGCGATGTCCACAAATGGAATCATCTTATCAGAGGGTGCCATTGATGTTGTCACCGGTGCCGATTCAGGTGCTGGTGGAGCATTGCCGGTATTTGAGATTTGGTATAAACCTCTCGATACGGGAGCTACCGTAACAGCAGCGTAAGGAGTTTTACATGGCTCAAATTCATCCGATAAATGGCGAGACGATTCAGATTGCGAAGGCTGACAATATTGGCATGTGGCAAGATTACGAGTTCGGTCGGCCTGACAAATATTCTGTTCTCAACGAAGATTTCCTTAAGTACGTCGCCAATGACTGGACAGTCACTGAGACAGACGCTGGGGCAACGCAGGCACTTGCAACGACTGCTCCTGCGAACGGTGGTGTGCTTTTGATCACCAACACGAACCTTGACAACGATGCTGTCTACATGCAGCACGTTGGCAATTCGTTCGCACCTGAGTCTGGCAAGCGATTGTATTTCGAATGTAGGTTCCAGGCATCTGAAGCGACGTCGATCGATCTCGCTGCTGGCCTTGTCATCACCGACACGTCTCCATTGGCTCATACTGATGGTGTGCTTTTCGTGAAGGCTGATGATGCTGCGACGATGGCGTTTTCTACGACATCAGGCTCGGTAACGAGCACTGAGACTGGCATCGCGACATTCGCTGCTAGTACGTACATGAAGGTTGGCTTCAAGATGACTGGCACGAACCTCGTTGAGTATTACGTCAACGATGTGAAGCAGGGTGAGTTCAACACGAACATTCCAACAGCTCTTATGCGTCCAACGCTTGCGATAGTTGATGGCGACACTGCAGCGGCACTTGGAGCCTTAACGATGTCTGTCGATTACATCATTGTTGCAAAAGAACGATAATCACCTGGAGAAGCAATGGAGCACTAAATGGAATGACATGAGAACAAAACTGGCCCTTTCGTTTGAAAGGGCCGTTTTTGTATCGGCGATAAAGACGTTTTTGAAAAAGGAGATGTTATGGCTAGAGTATATACGTTAAAGAGTTTTAGGAGAGCAGTTACGACGGCAGGCGTTGCGGTTCCGTTGAGTGATACTCCAAGGACATATACGAATTTCCTTCGCGTTTATGCTCTCGGTGCGAACACGGGCGACATCTACGTTGGCGATAGTGACGTTGATGACCAAGCAGAGCCGCTGGCTGCGACTGAAGGAAAAGAGATTAGTCAAGGATCTCGAGGTCTTGACGTTGAGGCATATGATTTAAACAGGATTTACATTGATGCTGACACTGCTGGTGAAGGAGTAATCGTCACGTATCAGGCACGCGAGGAGGCATGACATGAGTGGAGTCCATAAGACTGGTGTAATAACTTCTGACATTGAGATAGGTGCGGTTGAGATCAAGAACGCCACCACTGACGACAGAGCTGTCGTTCGAGACGCTGATACAGTTGGGGCTGGAACAGACCACGTCATTCTTGTCCAAGCTCTTGATCTTTTGGGCGGAACTTTGACGTCAACTGAAGGCACTCACGACGGTGGTGTCATCGCCACTGGCCCTCAGATCTTGCTTGAAGCGAAGGATTACGATGGAGCTGCTCTTCCGAACGCTGTTGCCGAGGGAGACTCTGTCCGCGCCGCTGGTTCGTTGAATGGTGTCACGTACGTTGCAGTTGTTAACGAGGATGGATCTGAGAGGCCAGCATACGATACTGGAACGGATTCTTTTAAAGGATTCGAAGTCAATCCTATCAGCGAACATCACGTAGAAGAGACGTTGGCTGCTGTTACAAACGGTGCGGATGATACGTTTTATTATTACGTTGACATGGACGGATATAGAAACGCTTCGTTTCAGCTTGCCATGGATTGCGATGCAGGAACAGTTACAGCGACTTGCGAAGCTAGCATTCAGGACGACGGTACTGCTCAGGCTGCTTGTACGTATCAAGATATTACGAACGATTTGTTTGGCGTTGCTTCTTTGGTTTCTGCTGCAGCTCCTGCAACGGATATGTGGATCGTAGACACTCCATTGGCTGTTAAGTTCTTGAGGCTCAAGGTTGTTGCTGCAACTGGTGCAACAACTGGCGATTGGACCATTTATCATAAACGTATGTACTAGGAGCTTATAATGCCTAGGAGTTCACAGACAAGAAATGGTGCTATATCAGACAGTGCATCTAGACCTGTGCGAATTGATTCGTCTACGCACGCACAGACGACAAAAGACTAGGAGGATGTAATGGGTGTCATTAAAGATGTGGTTGCGATGAAGAAATTGGAAGACTTGGTTGTTGTGAAGCCTGCAAAGTCAGCGTTACCTGATCTGACTACTGGAAAAATAGAAGCTGCTATCCCGTTGCTCAGAGAAGTAGAGAAGAACAACGGACACCTAGCCATTGCTTCAGTTGTTGGCCTTACTCAAGCACAGGTTGCGGAAATTCACGTAGCCATGAAGGAGCAGATCAATGCCCTTACGGTATCCACAAAGTAAAAGTGAACAAGTTGTCTTTCGTGATAATATGTTTAATTCTACATACACCGAGGGATTACAGGGTGTTTTGTCTGGGGCTCCTACATATTCAAACGGTCTTGTTCTTAATGGAACAGATCAATACGTCACGTATGACATTGCAGGCTTTTACGCAAAGACTGAGTTGACGTTTGAGCTTTGGTTTACGCCAGATTTTGACTATGACTACGACGCTGAGGTTGCATTTTTTTCTACGAGTAGCAATGATTACTACCTCAGAAAAAACAACAATGCTGCAAATAACACGATTTCAATAGACGTTGGCAACGTAGCAGTCGCAACGATACCTTCTGCTTCTTATTCTGCACATTGGAATGTTGGCGTTAAGAATCACATTGTTGTTGCGTCAACATCTGGTTCTACTGATGTTTATCTCAACGGCAATCTCATACTGGATGCTGATGCGAGTGCATGGAATCCGAGGGAAATTGCTAATCTATATGTCGGAGCTGACGACACTCCGTTGGGATTTTTTGATGGTACGATACATTCGTTTAGCATCTTGGCTTTTCATGCGACTGCAGCAGAAGTGGCTGACATGTACATCCAGCGTACGTTTAAAAAGACAGATGCTCTTGAGGCTTTAGTATCATTGCCTTTGAAGTCTCATTACGATGATGCCGGAGTTGAGAAGACTTTAAATCTAGGGACCGGCGGCGATGTTCTTTGGGGAAATGGAGCCACTGCTGCAACCATGCCTGAGCAGGTAACTCCTCATGGCTTTAGGTCTGTCAGCAATGATTACGTGACTTGCACGAGCGGTGTTTGCGATGGTCTGTCTGCGATTACAGTTTCTTTCGTGATAAAAGTTAATACTTTAAGCCAAGGTAATGTTAGACCTTTTACGATCAGGGAAGACGGTGGAGCATCTGGCTTTGCTGTATACAGTCCTGGCGGTGATACTTATTGGATGCTGTGGAATGCTGGTGGAGCTAATGCTGACACTGGTGTTTTGAGAGATCGTTCGACGCAGCATATCATTATGGTTGGCAATGGAATTGGCGCTGGTGTTGGGAATGCTAATATTTATTTTTACTTGAACGGTGAATTAGCTAATCAGAGCACTGGAACTACGCTTAACAACTTGGGCGGAGATTGTTTGTTTGGTTATACTACGGGCCTTGAGGGAGATTATTTCTTCCCAAGGATTTTCGGGTTTGAATTAACCCCCGTGCAGATAAGGGAGTTGCACGATAGGGATATGCGAAGGCTTAATTCTGCATCGTAGTATCGAGATGAGGAGAAGGAATGGGTATCAAGAATAAATATCAAGACAGCATAGTCTTACACCATAATTATAAAATGGGCAGCGTTTTGGACCAGTCTGGCAATGGCAATGACGGCGGAGTTAACGGTACTCCATATTTCTCAACCGGTATTCATGGAAAATGTCTCACGTTTGACGGAGCAACGGATTATCTTAAGGTTCCTTACAACATTAGTTTGTACTGCGCAGAGACAATGACTGTCAGTTTTTGGGCGCGTTCGCGAAAGACAAATTACACTAGCAACGCATTTATTGTTTCAATGTGGGACGATGGCGGAACGAATGAGATGTGGGCAATTGCGATACCGGCCATAAGTGACAAATTTTACTACGAAACGAGAAGCGGTGGAGGTGGTGGCTACACTTCAGTTGACACTGGCCTTGCCGTTGATCTTGATTGGCATCACTTTTGTTTTACCGCAGACAACACAGCTACAGAGTGGACATTATACATAGACGGAATTTTCGAGGATGACGCTGGTTTTCTGCAAGCATATGGCAATAGAAATTCTTTCCTTACAATTGGCGCACTCGACGGAAACAGTTTTTTTGAAGGAGACATTAGTGAGGTTTTGATCATCAACGCTCTACTGACACCTGCCGAGGTTTCTGAGCTTTACGCTGAAGGCTTAGTAGAGGTTGGACACAACTCAAACACGATCAATTCATTTCGCAAGACGGATCAGTCGAACAACGACACGCTCATCACAGTAGACCAGGGAATATCTGAAACGCTTGTGAACGTCACGACTGGATTACTTAGTGACTCTGGATGGACTGTTGATAGCGGAACGTGGTCTATTGATGGTGGAAGCGATCGCTACATAGAGTGCGAAGCTGCTGGTATTCTTAGCCGTTACACAAAGCAAGCATATGGTACATGGCAGTTTGATTTCTACAAGACATCAACCGGAGCTCTAAACATTACGATGATCGCATCTGAGATCGGAAATTCTGGTGTTACTTCCCAGGATTGTTATTTGCTGATGATTACGGCTGCTGAGAATGTTCAGCTATGGCGTATAGACAATGCGATTGCAAGCACACAAATATATTCCAGCTCAACTGGTGTGTTTACTGCAAACGCATGGCATACGTTTAAAATAACGCGATCAGCGGCTGGTGTTTTTACAATCTACATTGATGATGTTACTCTTGACGCAGACTTGTTCGGGACGAATCCAACAACGGCAGACAATACACATACGACCAGTAGTTATTTCAATATTGATAACGATGACGGCGAACTCGTAAAAAATTTCAAGTACACGCCGGAGGGTTTTTAATGGATCAAGATAAAGTTTTGTTGGAGATAGTTGAGAAGATCGGCGCTGTTACGGCGACTGTGAAAAACATGGAATCGATGTTGGACAGAAGCCTTGATTCGTCGAAGGTGCAGCATGAAAAGATGTGGGACAAGATCGATGCGCACTCGAAGTGGATCAATCGAATGAAGGGTGTTATAATTGCAGTTGGTGCTATTTTTGGTGCTGTAATTTATTGGATTAAACACAAGTTTGGAGCGTAGCTATGAGAAGATCTTCAGATACGAGACTCGTTGGAATTGAATCGATGCTTACGGAGCTTTCATCTGGTGTGTTTACCGTTGCTTCAGTTGGGCAGACTATTCTTAATATCGGCTCTGCTGTCACTGCCGGGAAGAACCTTGAATTTCCAATCACTGGAAGAGACTGGTCGTTCATAGATGATTCAGGTGCGTCTACTATTATCGGTGAGCAGTTTGGTGTGACGACTGGTGTCGCATGGGGAAGTCCTCGACCGTTCTTCATTTATGCGTGCATGGAGGATTCGGATGCGGACGTGAGTGTTGCGATTTCTCCGAACTCTTGCGCGACAGTTGTTCCTGCAACAGCGAACATTGGATGGAACAGCAATCCGATGGCGACGCCATCTGATAATGGGTTCTTCTTCTTGGACGATACAGATCCTTCAACTCTTTACGATGGTAATCCGTGCGTGAAGATCGGTGCGTTGAACATGGTTATGAGCGCTGCGGACGATCATACGGTGCAAGCATTGGCGACGGTTCCTAGTGGAATTGGTCAGGACAAGCTGGACGCTCATCACGCGGCTGTTTGGACGTTTCCATTAAACCAAAATGGTGCAGAAGCAGGAAAACATTTCACCTCCACAGACGGGGCAACGGCACTTGAATTTACAGGGACAAACACTTGTTACTTCATGGTTCATCCAGATGGTAGATCAACAACTACACATGTCCACGAAACCCAATCAACGAACGGTGCTGATGGCACTGCAGTTCGTTGGATGTTGCCGTATGCAATAAATGCTACAATGAATACATATGGAGCGGGTGAGGGGAAAATTGCAGATACTTTTTCAGTATTCATTCCACTTGCAGAGGTTGGGGTTTCATATGTAACCCTTGCGGCAGTAAACCAGGCATATAACAGCGGAGCAATGTCAGACAACCAATTTACGCATACAAATGATTATGCTAATTTTACGATCACATTCAAGGCATTTTGATGACGACTTACTTAGAAAAGCTATTGAGGTGGTTATACCCCGGAGGCAATTGGGGTTTGGAGGGTTCCGATGATCCTTCCCAAGTTAGAGAGTGGGGCCGACTTTGGGTTCATGTGTTTCTTGGTTGTACTTGTGGTTTGCCTTGTGTTGCACTTACTCACGTCTTCGGGTGGTGGGGACTGACGTCGTTGCTCTTGCCGTTGTTCTTGCCGTTGTATCGTGAACTGGTAGTTGACCGTCATCCGTTGAAAGACCTGTGGATAGACACACCGAAGGGGATCGACTGTCGTTCTGATATTTTATCTTGCTGGCTCGGATCTGTTGTGGCCTTGCCGTTCGTGGGGATAGCGTTATGGTAGCGATTAGAGTAAAGACATTCGTTGACATGCAGAACGCGGTGCTTCGCAGGAACCGGCAGCCGATCACGACTTCCACGAACGCGAACGCTCAGGTCATCGAAGAGGTGAAGGGATTCTTGAATCTTCGGTACCAGCTCGTTTGCGCAGAGGAGAAGTGGCGTTGGAGGCGCAAGCAGCGGTCGTTGACGATCGTATCGAAGTACACCACTGGAGATGTTGACGTAACGAACGGCTCGAGGTTGGTGACGTTCAACGCAGCTGCGATAACCTCTCAGTTTCTCAACCGTAGGTTCAGGGTTGCTGGAGAGAACACGTTCTACGACATCGTCGCTGTTGACGTTGTTGCGCAGACGGCCATGTTATCGACTCTTTACGTTGGTGCTGATGCTGCAGCGACAGGGTACGTCATCTTCAAGGACAAGTACGGTCTCTGGCCGGACGTTGAGGAGCTCGACGACACGATGAACCTCGAGCGTCCGTACGGACAACCGAGAGCTGTTGGCCCGAGGAAGATTCAGCAACTCATCAACATGAACCCGAGCCGTGAGGGTAAGGTGCGAGCGTACTCGATCGATGGATCGACTGGGTTCGACAACGTCACCATGGGCGAGTTCTTGATGGGCTATGACTTCATTGGCGGCAACACACTTCAGACGAAGAACCTCGTGGTGTATCCTCCGATCGCAGATGAGGATCACATCATCCCAGTGACGTACATCCAGAGAGCAGACCCACTTGACGCTGATGATGACGAGCCTCTCATGGCGATCGAGGACAGGCAGTTGCTTGTCTTTGGAGCTCTTGCAGATCTTTTCGAAACTCAGACGAACGATCAAGCGTTCACCATTTGGCAGACGATGTACGACAACCATATCAATAAGATGAAGGCTGACTTCCAAGACACGGACGACATGGCACGCCTTGTTGTCGAGGATAATTACCATCGAAACGGGGAGATTTTGCATCCTGCGTTCGGTGATCTTGGGCAAATATTCGACGATGTCGACTTTTAAATTATGGCTAAAAGAACTTCAAAACTTAAAATCTTTCCAGCCGATGGCGGGTTACAATCCGCGATCAATCCTGCACTTATAAACCACCAGAACCTCGTACAGTGTGACAACGTTGTCTTTACGAACGACGCCACCAGGAAGAACAGACCTGGGTTACGGAACTTCGAGCAGTCTGGGATTACCGAGACGGAGTCGTTCCGGTACTTGTTTGACTTCTGGCGTCAGTCTGCAGCTGGAGCTCAGGCTCATAGCGTCATTGCAGTCGTCAACGGTAAGGCGTTCGAGGATGGTGGAGGAGATGGTATCTTCACGGACGTAACCGGAGGTGTTTCTTTAAACGCATCAGACGTCATGACCTCGGATGTTTTCGCCAGCCTTTTGCTCGTTGCTCGCACAACTGGAGCTCCTGTCAGGAAAGCAAACGCTGGAAACTTTGAATTGCTTGGAGGAACACCCCCCGAAGGATCCCTTGTTCGCGTACACAGGAATTTTGCATGGCTTGCAGGCGTTCCCAACCTCCCTCACCGCCTGTATAGAAGTGCAGTGAACGATCCTGAAACGTGGACAGGGGCAGGCACGGAATCGATCGATATCGACGCTGGCGATGGAGATCCTGAAGGTATTACTGCGATCTTTCCATCGTTCTACGGAGACCTCTTCGTCGCCAAGCGTCGGTCGATCTATCGTCTCAGCGTTGCATCACTTGCTCCTCTAACGTTCAGCGTTGATCAGGTTGTGCGCGGTGTTGGGTGCGTGTCGCACAATTCGGTTATTGCTCTTCAGAACGACATCATCTTCGTTTCTGAGCGAGGCGTTCATTCGCTTGCGAAGACACAGAAGCTCGGAGACGTCGAGACGGGGTTTTTATCCGAACCAATCCACGATATTTTCACTGACGACTTTGATTATTCGAGGGCGAGTCAGGTACAGTCGGTGTATAGTCCAGAGCTCAACTCGTATCTTATGAGTTTCCCGTCGAGAGCTTCGGCTGATAATGATACTGTGATCGGATACAATATCGTGACTGGACAGTGGTACAGGTGGCCTGATTTTTCTTCGAGTGCAATGGCTCAGTTCGTCGATTCCGATAGTAAAACGAAGATCATGGTTGGTCAATCGGATGGAAGTCTTGGTCTTCTCGACGAGGGAAGAAACGTTGATTATTCAACGACGGCGATTAATTCGATATTTAAGACTGGCATTTTGTACCCGTTCATTGATGAGAATGGAAGACCAGATCCTTCAAAAACCGTTGCATTTAAACGACTTGTTGTCATTTACAGACCGCAACAGACATCTACGTTCACCGTTAAGGCGAGCATCAGCGGTGGAGTCGGAAGTACATTGAGCGAGACGTTGACGTTCGACCAGAGTGGCGGAAGCGGAACTCCTCTCGGAGAGTTCATCGTTGGAAGGAGCACGCTTGGCACGTCTGGGCAGGTGAGGATTGATTCTCAGCCACTTAACGGCGCTGGGCGCGGTATTCAATTGACCTTTTCAAGGGCTCCTACATCTGGTAATATCACCAGAGGGATGGAAATACTTGGATATATTGTAGAATTCATCGATGCGGGGGACAGTGATCTTCCGACGGTGCAGTAGGAGGACACAGTGGCGAACACGGCATTGAGCGTAACGAAAACATGGGGCGACGGGGAGTTCTGGACTGAGGCGATTCAGGATGGCGTGGTTACGGAGCTCGAGGCTGACTCTACTCAGAAGACGAATAACCTCGACCAGATGATCGCTGATCTTTTCCCAGGCACGTACACTCTCGACGGCGATGGTGCAGCGAATCTTGTGAACGCTCTATTCAACAAACAGACCGCAGCTGACACGTACGCCACGGACATCGCTCTTGGCGTAGCAGCCGACGCTGGGTTCGTTGACGTTGACGCAGTAAACGCAGCTCTTGTGTTTACTCCTGAGCTTGCTGGAGAGTACAAGCTCACGTTCCAGTTCAGCGAGTTTGTTCAATCTACCGTTGGAACTGCGATCGACGTTGAGACGTACTTCCAGTTGACTGATGGAACTGTTGACTCGAATCCTGTTGAGACAGGCATCAAGATGGCGCTGATGGCAGCTGATCAAACGCATCTGATACAGCAAGTGACCGTTGGTCATATCTTCACATTAGCTGCGGGAGCTCCTGTCACGATCTCGCTTCAGAAGTACGTGATTACAGCAACGAACGTTGGTGTTCACACACTTCGAGGTTCGGCTGATATTTACGAACTCTACATGACAGCGGAGAAATTGTAGATTAGAAAGAGGTAATTATGGCTGCTTCAACATTAAATCTTCCAGGGATGCCAGCGGACGAAGAGATTCTTTTCAACGCAGATCTTACAGCGTGGGAAGTAACTCTTGAAACTTGGGGACGTACCGTTGTAAATAACTTTAACCAGATCGCAATTGATTGCTTCGGCGCTGATTACACACTTGATAACGATGGTAATGCGAACAGAACAACGCCGATCGTTGATTCGTTTGCAGCGCTAGATGAGAACGAAACAGTAACTGGCGATTGGACGTTTACTGGAACTATTCTTGGAGGAATCACATTTGCAGGACTTGCAACGTTCAACCTCAATATACGCCTTCTTAGCACAGGCGGAACTGGCTACGTCACAGTAGCATATGCGAACAGTAACAACGATCGCACAGCGACATGGCAGGATGTTGGCGAGGACTTCACTCCAGCGACTATGACGTTGAAGCATATGCCTGCAGGCACAACGATGAACCTTGCGATCGACCTTACTGCTAACGTGCTTTCCGTTGTCGACGGAGAAGGCGGAGCTCTTTCAGCAACGAACCTAGGATGGGCTGTCATTCCAAGTGCAACTGCAGGATTAAATACTGTCGTGACGATAGATGAACCTAAGACCGTAGAAGACGATGGTCATGGGACAACGACGTTAAACATGGGGTTGCTTGGAACTACAGCAAGCGTTGCATGGGCCAATCCAATGCCTCTGTATAAGTATCTTTATGAAGATCCGAATAATCCTGGAGAAGGATTGGTTTTTCTGTGTAGGATTCCAAACCTAGCGACAACCCCTGCGAACGCAAATAACATTGGAATAAAGGGTGATGATCCAACGACGTCAGATCAAGGGAATATTTTCATTCTTGAATCAGGCCTTACTAAGGCTGATCATGTTTCGTTGCCGTGCATATGTATTGGTGCTGTTCATGTTACTCGTGGCGCTGACGCGACTGACGATTGGACATTTGAAGCTCTTTTAGATTCAGATGGAATTGGAGGTGATCGTCTAGTTAAAACGTGTGCAACTATTTACGAGTTTCCAGTAAGTCAAAACGGTAATGATACTGGGAAACATTTCGATGTTAGCGGCGGCGTTGCTGGAACACTTGCATTTGGTTCTTACGAGGCACAATACACAATTTCAATGGATGGTCAGATTGTTTATATGTTGGATCAATTTAATTGTACTGCAAATGGAAACCAGACTGCAGTTGTTGAATGTTATCCTCCTTTATTTATAACAGCAACTACAGAATCAACTGCAAATACAGCACTTGCAGATGTTGGTGGTATTTATGCGTATTGTGCTTACTACACATCGGCTACTGATTTTTTTCAATTCAGAGATTTGACCACGAGAAATCAGATAAAAGATGATGAATTTGCAGTAACTGATTCAATTATTGTATCAGTTACCTATAAAGTTTAGGGAGCAACGTGGCCTACAACCTAGAAAAACACAAAGAGTTCCTCTCGCTTGCATCGAACGGCAACGAAGATGCGTACCAGTTCTTATGCACGATGGCGAGGACGTTCAGGTTGTGGGACGATTGTTATGACCAAGACAGGGATATCGACAAGGAAGCGGCTGACGAGGTCTTCTGCGATCTCAATTTTACGTTGTCTCGGAACGAGTTTTATCGAAAGAACCAGGACGCGTTGTCCGCGTTCATATTCGTTGCTTGGAATGCGTGGAAGGATTCGAATGCGTGGAAGGGAAGCGAGAGCAAGTTGAAGGGCACGTGTGCGTGGTTTATCAGAGACACGTGCAACGAGATCGTTCCGCTTGTGGCGTTCCTCACTGGTGGAAGAGCTAAGGCAAGAGCCTTCGCTCTTCCCTACCGAGAGTTTCTCTTGAACAGACTTGCCGAGCAGGGCATGGACGGATTCGTAAAGGAGTAATTATGGGTTATTTCGGAGGTTCTAGTACAAGCAGCACGAGCATCCCGGACGCGACGCCTGAAGAACTCGAACAGATGGGCACGTTCAACGCCATATCCGATGCCTTAATCCAAGAGATCGGCTACGATCGTACGTCAGAGACGATAGACGAGTTCGAGAATCCGGCACGGATTGAGAGTCTTCAGTCGAACATCGCCGGAACCGAGGAGCAGATCGCGGATATCAACGCACGCCTCCAGGACACGAAGGGCATGTCTCAAGGGCAAGTCGCACAACTTCGGTCGCAGCTGTCCACGCTCAACAACTCTCTGTCGTCTGATCGAAGAGCGCTTGCGAACGAGCAGGACAACGTCACGCAGCGTGTGGACGTCACACTCACTCGTCGGCCTGACCCGAGGGTTCAGTCCCTCCGCGATCAAGGCCGTGAGGACGAGGCCGTGAAGATGGAGCAGGAGCTCGAAGAGCGAGAGCTTGCCCAGCTCGATGCAGAGGACGAGCTCACAACGCTCTTCACAGACGCCGCGAGGAAGTACCTCTCAGGCGACCTGTCGATCACTCCGCAGCAGCAGGCAGAACTCGACAACTCGTTCAGCCGCATCAAGGACCCTGTGTTCCGCATGCTCGACGAGGTCGAGGCGGGCATCGGTGAGACGGAGGCTGGTCAGCTTGGAGAGATCGAGAGGACGAAGCAAGGGCAGTTCGCTGCACTGACGTCGTTATCCGACAGGATCAACCAGACCGGCATGGACGTCGACGGGGCCCTGTTCGAGCTCGAGTCGAGAATCAAGAAGACTGGCGTTGGTTTGAGCGCTGCCCTTGACGAGAGCGTCGCGGCGAGCAGGGCGCTTGCCAAGAACGGCCTTCTCAAGCAGACCGCTGACATGCGGCGTAACATCGCGGAGTCGGCAGCGCTTCAGGGCCGGTCGGATCTCGACCCTCGGTTCGTCCGGGAGCTGCAGGACAAGACGCTCGAGTCAGCTGAGAGGATGGAGCTCAACCTTGCCGTACAGGAGCAGAACGCACGGCTAGGCATAGTAGAACGCACTGGAGCTGGGTTGGAGACCGTACAACAGCTCAGGGCGAACCTTCGTGAGGCTACAGGCCAGAGGCTCGAGGACGTCGAGGAGGCCAGGGTAGGGATCGAAGGAGAGACTGGGCTTCGTCGTGAGGGTGCGGTTGGATCCGCTGGGTTGCGTCGTGAGGAGCTGTCCGCGCAGCGTGCGGGCTTCCTCGGAGAGCTCAACCAACGCAGAGAGACACAGCGGATGGCGCTCGGTCAGGGACTCCCGGTACAGCAGATGCAAGCTGGAGCAGGAGCTCTTGGGTTCACGTCGGGCTTAAGGCAGCAGGGGTTGGCGAACCTACAAGGAGCACAGAGCGGTCCGCAGGTTGCGGCGGCAGGTCTAAGGCAAGAGCGCCTCGCGCAGCCTACGACCACGACCACGCAGAGTCCGAGCACGTTCAGCTCGTTTCAGGACGTCCTTGGAACTGCTACTGATATTGCAGGTGGCGCGTTTGGTGCAGCTGGTATGTTACGACGATCCGGTGGTAGTGGCGGCGGTGGATCGTCAGGTGGTGCAGATCCGTTTAGTCAGTTTCTTGGTGTGGTGTAGATCAGTTTGATCTATTCGGGAGGTTATAATGGGTGGAAGAGAGTCGTTGAGTGCAGGGTTGAAGTCGTTACGTGAAGGAGTAGGCGAGTTCGTGCAGGCCGGTTCGGATGTCAAGTCCGCAGAGACCATCCGTGGCTCGGAGCTCGGGTCGGCTGACCTGCGAGAGGCTCTTGCCTCTGACGTGCGGTCCGGGAGGATCACTCCGTCGGCCGCGCAGAAGCAGCTCGAGCCGAACGGGTTCAACCAGATGGCGTTCAGCATCTTCAGGCAGATCCAAGATCCGAGCACGGATCCGCAGCGCAAGAAGGAGCTGATGAAGACGTTCGGCGAGATGATGACGTTCATGAAAGCGTTCGCTGAGGCTGGAAGATCCGCGAAGGATTCTGGTGGTAAGGAAAAAAGCGATTGGGAAATGATCCAGAAGAAGCTCATCGATGGCATTCCACTCACTACAGGAGAGCTGAACTTCTACGACTTCAAGCTGACAAACGCAGCAAGTGCTTCGAAGTCTGACATTGGCGCGTTCACTACGATTAAAGATAAGATGCTTGCGAGAGCGAGAGCTGGATCTGGTAAGGCAACGCCTACGAAGACAACTCCAACCGGCGAGCGTGGCAAGGTGTCGAAAGGAAAGAGCAGGATAAGTTCAACAATGAGCTCTGCGGGTATAAAATAACATGGTACTCTCACTCGGAAGTTTTTTTGCTGTAGCGAAGAAGGAAGAGCCAAAGCCCGAAGAAGTCGAGGACTTGGCGTTGTTGAAGTTTAACAACAAGCCGTTCAGTCAGAAGAGAGTTGATCGAGAGCTCTCCCTCCTCAAGTCAGACGTCGTCGAAGACATTGCAGACAACCTGGAAGTGGCTGAGAAGGCCGGCGAGGACGTGCCGAAGGCGCTTGAGAAGATGATTCTCATGGCGCGGTTCAACGAGCTTCCTGAGCCTGCTCAGAAGCAGGCCATCCGTGCGATGAACGATAACAACCTCGAACAACCAGAGAGACTCCAAGTCATTAAGAACGCCATTAAGCGACCGAACACGACGTTCTCGAAGGTACTTGATGCGGTTGGTGTGAGCCCGGAGGCCGTACGAGAAGCTGGCATACGCTTCAAGCGTGGTCGGAAGGCGGCTGAGGAACAAGAGGAGATCGCTGCGAGTCAAGAGCCTACGATCAGAGAGCAGGTTGCTGGGTTTCAGGAGAAGGTCACTGAAGAGTTCATTACCGGCGACGTCGACATCGCGCAGCTGTACATCGATGCGACGTTCGGATTGCCTAAAGCGATCGTCACGAAGCCAGTTGAGTTGTCGGTCAAGGCTCTCTTCTCTCTCGCCGAGCGAGAGCAGGCGTGGCTCGCAACTGGCGTGCAGGCTGTAAGAGCTGCGGTGACGAACGACCCTGGGAAGCAATCAAGGATCTTGCGCCAGATGG